TGTTAAAAGGCGCTGGCGCTGAAGCCGCATCGACTGTAATCTCGACTGCTGGCTTAGAAGATGTAAAGATGTCCCGGATTCCCATTGGACATATTATACGCTATTGCCTAGACATTACCCTATCTGAATGTCAACCTCTGACTCAGCGCGTGTCGCAAAGTGAGTGACCATCGCTGAAGCAACTGCACCGCAGACAATTCCAGAAGCTTTACGTCCCATGACCCAACCGCCATCGCCTCGAGTTAATTTAACGGCGCTCAGAACTTGCTTTGTTAATTCCTCTTGATCCGAATGAGCAAGGCGAAGGCTAGAAACTGCTGAGACGAATTCATCGCAGCTCTGTTGATATTCCTGACCTGTAATTTCATGAATAGGGATTCCGGCAGGCGCTAGACGCGCTACAACTGCTGAGGCTGTCGATTTGCTATAGGCAACGGCATTAACTGGGAACTTGCGAACCCAATAAGCAATATCGTTAGCCATTTCTTTATCATCGAGATTGACTGGGTTAAACCAAGTATGAAGAAGGCTGACCATGAACCTATCCCCATCGATTCGCTGGCCTGCAACGAGCGACCCATGCTTTCTGTCCGGGCTGAGATCTATTGCCATCCAAGTATCAACTTCTACATCGAGTTGAGGCAGGTCATCGACCTTGCACTTCTTCCATTCGGCTTCTGAGATGACTGGGTTAATCATTGACACGAATTGACAAAGGATTTCTGTCCTAAAGATATCTTCACGATCCGAAAGGCTGTCCTTGATATTGTCCTCATGGACTGTATGTCCAAGGCTTGGGTTACTTTGGTACCAGGCTTCCTTATCGGTTATCTCGGCGCCCGGCTCGGCAGACCATTCGAACCAACCAATAGAATCATCGGCTCCTTCACTAGCTGCAAGGCCTCGTTCTCGAAACTTGTGCAGTAGAACCGAATTAGCGTGGCCTGCATTTGAATAGACATAGGCCTGCGGGTTGGGATTACTCATCTGGGTAAATCGCATCGATGACCAAACATCCTCGGTATCGAACTCACGCAATTCGTCAATATGGATTACGTCCGGCGCTGCGATACCTCGAGCAGCTGAGTTACCGGCTCTGATTAGATATCGAGCCTTATTCTTAAACCGAATCTCCTGCGATCCTTTAGATTCGTACTTCTTAGCAAAGTTATCTAGCAGCACTTGTGAGTTCTCGATAATCTCTGAGACCTTAAAAAAGATTTCTGATGACGTAGTTAACTTATGAGCTGTAGCAAGGTGCATCTTTTCGCCCAGCACATAGATCCCGAATAAGATTCGAAGCGCCATGAAGGTAGATTTACCTTGCTGTCTGGGAAGCATGATTCCTATAAGTGGATGTAGCCACCTGCCATCCGGCTTGTACCGAAGGCAGTCTCGAGCCAACTGTTCCTGCCAAGGCAAGAGCGGCAAGCCGATATCAATGCAAAACTGAATCATCTCATCGCCCCTAGTAGGCAAATCGCTAGGCTTGGAGCGGATTCTAGGCGTTTGAGAGCCATATCTTACTTCTGTTACCCCTACCTCAGCCGTTTGCAGCCCATCTGAGACGTTTTCAGCCGTCATGACTGGTTCTCATCCGATTCAAGCCGATAATGACTTGTTGAGGCGTTTTTGGGGTAAAAAGAAACAGGAAGGGTCGGGGGTGTCTTTGCCCTATCAAAAAACCTACCCCCCTTAGCACTATTGCATGATGAGCATAATACTTGCAGGTTATCTAATGAATCAGTACCGCCTAATGTCCTTGGCACTATGTGATCAACGCTAAGGCGTTCCTCTGTGCCACATTGCTGGCAACATCCATCGCGTCTAATGACCTGCTCTCGCAGCTTACGCCAAGCAGATGTAGAACCTGACTGCTTAAGCTTTGACATAGATACTCTTTAGGCAATGGTCACAATATGCATAACTGATTGAGGCATAGTTGATGTGCTTATAGTCATGACCTAGCACCCAACATAGTAAGCCTCTTAGTGCCATCCTTTAGCCTTCCAATGTTCCCATGCGTTACACGCATTACCTTGATATCTATGATCAATGTACTTAAGTCCATAGTGTATCTGTTCAATAGGACTCTTATCTTTAACTATAGGATTCTTCAACTGTAATAATCCATATACATAATCCTTAGTAGGACTTCCTAGATTGCCTACAGCTTTATGATTCCAAGCGCTTTCTTTACCTATCAGCCTTGAGAGGCATATAGCTTCTTTCTTAGGTAACGCTAAACGTACATAATCCTTGGGTTGAATGGCATCTATTGAGCCACTATCTGCTACCGACATAGGTATAGATAGAGATATCCCAATAACGGCGGCTACCCCCCGGGCTATCCGCGAAGCGGCCCGGTGTGAGCCCTTGATGGGCTCTAGCCTAGAGTGTACCCACCTCGTCAAGTCATTTGTGTAGCAGGCATAACATAACCGCAGGTCAGAGCCTATATTTCTTAATCCTTGCGATGAGCGTGTCGCTCTAATTATCGGTTGAGTAGAAACCGCTTCCCTTAAATTGGATACTAGGAACGCTATAAATCTTCTGCATTGAACTGTGGCAGAACTGGCAAGTAACTGTATGTGGTTCATGGATCGATAACTCCTTCTCGTAGCGCAAATTAGCTTCGCACTCTTCGTTGGTACATTCGAATTCATATATCGGCATTAGTGGCCTTCTCGCATGTCCGGCATGGGACTTCCTTTAGCTTCCACGATCCACATTGCGTACATCGTTCAGGCTCTAATTCTACCGAATCTTGCTGGATATCGCCGTAACCTGCCTTAAGCAATAGTTGAACCAAGTCTTGAAATCGCATAAACGCCAAATACTCTGAAGCATTTTCACCTTGGGTATTCATGCGACACACCACCGCGCTCAGCTCCTTGCCTTGCGCTCTCTTCTCGACCTGCTTCAACCATGCTAGGGGCTGGAAATCGCTTCTAGCCTTGACTTCAATGTCGAACGGGACATTATGAATGTCTTTCCCAGACCCCCTACCGATGCTTGCGTTTCTCCACCATTGCGAGAGATAGGTTGCGACCACTCGCTCAGTACGAAAGCCTCGATGTTTCCTGCTTTGACTAGGCATTGATTAGGTTATGCCTTCCCAGCGGAATTGATTGTGTGGCACTTGTCGCACTTCCATTCATGCTGTAATGCCCTTTGTTTAATCTGTTGAACTGTTGGAGGCGTATTACATAATTGGCAGATAATGGCAAAGCCTAGTTTCTGAAGATCATAAGCTGATTGTCTAGCAGCATGTAATTGCTCATCTGTAGGGAATTGCTCCCACTCTTCATCTTGATTACGAAAATATAATTTACCCACGTTTCACCTGTGGCTTCCATTGACCTGTTTCTTTGTCAATTTCGTACCAAATCGGATCACATCGTTCTGCATCTCCAAGGATTTGAGCCATGCACTTCCAATGACCCCAAGGCTTGCCTGCCTTGCTAGTCCCGGTTTTCCAGATTCGGGCTCCATGGATGCAGCTCTCGTCCACCGGCGTGGCACCCAATGTAGATTTCACCATCTCTACTGCTGTTTCCATAGTTTGAACTGGTGCAGCAAAACTCTGATTCCATGGATCTGATTCTACAGGCACAGGCACATATTCAGCTGAAGTCTGAGCCATCTTAGCCTTTACTTCTTCGACCTTAGCCTTTACTTCAGCGCCTTTAGCAACCTTTGACATTTCCTCGCGAGACGCTCTCTTTCCTTTAGTTGCGTAGCCCGCATTAGCGAGAGCGCGACCAATCGCACTCGTTTCGCAATTCTCAAGAGCAGAAGTAGCATTAACGCCACGACCTTGGACTGTTTCTTCAGCAAGGCCAGTCGTCCAAGGTCTAACATCAGCCTCAGTTCGAAAGATACTAGCTTCAACGATAAAGCGAGAAGAAGTGCTATCCAGCAACTTCGTATGAATCTGACCATCGGGATGTTCCTTCCAGAATTTAACTAGTCGTTCCTCGACTGTCTCGTAATCTTCTAAATTAAACATAAAGTTCATTCTCCTCTGTGTGCAGTTGTCCGGCTATCGCCGCGTAAGCTGCGAGATCGATGTAAGTGTCTGTCTTTGGAGTTTCCATGCTCCTTGCGATTTTGACCAGCGCCATACACATTGCGACTTGATAATCAGTAACTGGCATTTCGAGGTATGCGCTCCACAATCGTGCTGTGCGTTGCATATTGTCCGAAGGGTGTCCGTAATCAATTCCTCTGTCTTGAATTGTGGCTCTAGCTTCGTTGAGGTAGTCACGAGCGTTCATCGGCTAACCTGATGCTGTGTCTGTGCCTTGATAAGTCTGCGGGCATTTATCTTGCCCTGAATCTTGCCATGTTCATGCCCCTTGGCGTAACCAAGTAAATAACCAAAGATGAGACCTAATGACCCCATCCCAATAAGTGCATGATCTACATTCATGATTGCTCCCATTCCGTCAGTATTTCTGACTTGTGAGAACCTTACATGAGCCTAAATCGGCATCCGCCTTTTTTAGATAACGAAACGATAACGATTTGGCTAGGGTCTTCATCCTCCATGTAGGGGATAGCGATGCTAGCGGGTGCGTCCATAAACCTTGCCTTGGACGATAAACGTGCCGTTCTTCTCGATGTTGATAATGTCCACTTGCACGTTAGAAGCTTTGACGTACATGATGGCAAAGGCTTGCTGCCAATTTGCCGTTCCCTTGGTGTATGAGGCCTGCTTGAAGTCCATGAGGTTTCCTACCTCGACTCCATGCAGAACACGCCCTAAACGGCCTCCAGAGGCTTCTGTGAAGGCGCTACGGCCTGCCCTATGGGTATGACCAGAGATAACGTTCTTTCCATGCCTACGAGCCGCTTCTAGGGCTGATAAGCCACCCAACTGCTTTATTGGCGTATGGTCGCCATGAACGGCAATCCAGCCCGGAGCGATAGCCATAGGGTTTTTATGAAAGGTTATGCCTAATTCATCGAATTTCATAAACTTTTCAAATCGAAGCTCTGGCAAGGATAGGAATGATGGAATCTTCTTCATGATGATGTTATAAAGTCTATCTGTGTGGTTGCTTCTGATGCAGTCAGTAACACCCAACTCCCAGAGGAGTTCGACACATCTGTCACGATCATCGCCAAGACTCTGCTCATAGGCTTGAGGGGTTCCCTCACTCCATTTAGAGATGGTTTGGAAGTCAATTTCGTCACCTATGGTAACTGTCTGGTCAGGCTTAAAGGTCTGTAAGAATTTGGCAATATTGCGTGTGACATGCACATCCTCGAAAGGCACCTGCAAGTCTGAAAGTATTACGATTCGCTTAATCGTCATCCTCATCTTCGTAGGGGATATTGTCGATTCGATTAGGTAAGCCAGGGATAATCCAATCAGGGAAGGATTCACGATCACCTAGCATCCAGAAGGCATGAGTCTCTGAGAAGCCTGCGCGGCGCAATGACTTGTAATACTCATTCATCGCTATGCAATAAGCATCTAAGGCGCTGTAAGTATCAAGGTCTATGACTGGTCGTTTCCTTGCCATAGGATAAGTGTTACTTACCTAACATCTCGATTATGGTATCGACACGCGTTTCAAGGCGATTGACCTGATCCTTGATAGATGAGCCGCCATTAGGCTTCAACTCTGCTAGATAATGTTTAATCATGAACTGCGTATAAGCAGCCAAGCCGCCTAGAACTGTAACTACTCCTACAGCCCAAGCTGCGAGGTCTGCGGCTGTCATTTCTTCGGAGTCGCGTATCCGAATACGCCTGCTAAAACTGCCCAAAGGATAGAGCGGTAATCAAGTGCAAAGTTAGACGCACCCCAAGCTGCTAGGAAAGCGCCCGCTGTAAGAATTGCTGGATTCTTCATATTCATTATTCTCCGCCTATCATCGGGATATTAAAGAACGAGCCATCTGACTCGCCTTTCTTAGTGAAAGAAATATGGCAATGCGCCCGGTGCGCGTTAAATCCCTTGTAAGTTCTCCAACGAAAGCCCAAAATTGACGATGCAATTCGTCCATCAAAAATGATGTATTTGATTCGCTTGTCTGTTTTTGCAGCTTTACGAATCTGATCTGCCAGATAAGGCATGAGGTCTGGCTTACCGGATTTACCTGCAAGGTCTCGGTCAACATCGATGGCACATACCCAGCCTCTAACATTGGGGATGTGATCAGAGCGACCCGCAGCAACATGGCGGGCATCGGCAATCCAGCCGTCACTACTACGATCTCTATCGGGGAACGCGTCATCGATTTGCTCTCGAAGTTGTTGCCCCGCCTTGCATAGCTTTGGAGTCATCCCAGTAGAATGTTTGCTTCTTCTTGTGTAATGCCTAAACGCTCAAGAATTGCTTGCTTTTGTGCAGCCTTATCAGATTCCTTTTTAGCAAGATAAGCATCGATTACTTTCCAGCCATCTTCAAAGACTTTTTTTGTGCAACCAGGATTATCGCCAACCCAAGTAATGCCATCGAAATCATCGCCAACGATAATCCAACCGCCTTCTGGGTATAACATTGAAAGTACGTCTGCGCCACTAGCCATTATGCACCTATTTCTAAGAGAAGAATTGTCGATGTTGTATTGTTTGTTTGGACACCAGCTTCAGCTGCAGCAGTAATGTTTGCAAACTGTGTCTTATAGGTAAGAGCGCTGGTCGATGACGGAGAATCCAAATATGAAAAAGAAACATTATGATTTTGGCTTAATGTTGTGTTTGTGTAACCAACGGCAAAAGCTGAATAAATATCACTAGCCCCGCGAAGCAATTTGATAGATACTGCGCTACCCGCATTGCCGTTTGTCTTATTTACCTGGGCGTGGCTAATAATGGCAAGAATCTTTGAAGTAGTTGCTGATGGAGTAATCGTGGCTGTTAGCCCAGTATCGGCATAAGTAGTTGTCGAGTTGTTTACTTGTGTAGCATATGTGCCTTGGACGACCTGAAGTACTTTTCCTCCACTTGCTGGGGCTGCCCATTTTATGCCAGTCGAGGCAGTTGAATCAGCTGTTAAAACATGTCCGTTAGTACCAACTGCAAGTCGCGCTGGAGTGTCAGCAGCTGTTGCGGTGATTAAATCGCCTTTGGCATCGAGGATGGTTAATGGATCAACGGCGACCCAGCTGTAATCCAAATCTGTATTTGATGCTTTTGCAAGAACTTGTCCAGTTGTTCCACCTTTGAGATCGACCAAGGCAGTATCAATATCTTGTCCAAGAGCTGCAATGGCGGTAGCGCCATCTTTTACTAGGTCTGTTGACTGAGGAATGTCCCAGCCAAAGTTGGTTGTGGTTGTTGCCATTAGGCTACGACTCCTATCGCGTTAAGCCAAGTCAGGGTAGGACTTAGGGTGTTCCAAGTTTCTGCTGGGTTTACAGATTCCCATTTTACAGCAACTTGGCTGAAATTGACCGGAGACGCATTGAGCGTAATGGTCAAATTATTTAGGCTTGCTCTAAATGTCCAGCCCTCGACATATCCTTCAAATGAGCCTTGAGCTATATTGGGAGGCAAGTTTTGAATCCAGATAGGCAGACCAGTAAACACGTTAATTAAGGCATCGCGGTCTGCATCGTCAATCTCTGGGTTGCCAAGCTCGAAGGTAATGCTTTGGAATCTTGGATAAGGCTGTGATCGTAGGGCTATTACTCGATCTGCGTATAACTCAGCATCCGCTGTGTCCTTGATGCTAGATAAGAACGCTTCAGCATAAGTGCCATAATCAATGATGCTTTGAGCATCTTCGGCTGTGTAAACGCTATTTCCATTATTGCCGTAGGTGATAGCGAATTTGTTACGCAAATCTCCAGCCCTAGTTGATACGGCTAACCCAAGGCCGTTGGCATGGTTTGCGTCTAGCGTTGTATAACCATTAGCTGCTAAATAATCCTGCCTGTGAGTGCTATCCGAGTAGCCGATATTGCCGTTTGAATCTTCGTAGAGCAGTCCTAAAGCGCTAGTAGCAATCGAAGCGCATAAACTGTAAAGGTCGGTTTCGTTGCTAGATCGAGCAATCATGAGAAAATCGCCTGGGCGGTCAATTTCGCCTAGTCCAAGATTTAGGGCATTAGCCCAAGTCTCAGTAGGGTTGTAGGTCGCCCATGTCTGTGCGGCTGGTACGTCTTGCCATTCACCTAGTAAGTACCCATCCAAAAGGCTGTAAATTTGGTCGCCATCTTGATCCTGTGCCAATATCCCGGCATCGATTATCTTGGTTAATTTAGCCAAAGCCCCAAGAGCTGTAATGTTAATTATGGTTGTAAACTGAAGGTTGCCTGACCGATTCACCGCTGTCGTAAAATCTGAAATAGTGCCACCAAAGATAGGCACGAATGTCCCTACGCTATTAGTGACTTCTATGGTGATGCTGGTTCCTACAGTAAAATCGTAGGTTATGTTATTTACATTTAATAACTGCACTTGGCAATACCCGGCAATCGGTTGGGTATTAATATCTGTGCGCCCGCTAGTTATTGTAAGATTAGCTAGGGTTACATCAGTTAATTCAAAGGCATTTACTATTACCCTGTAGGTCGGTGTATATGCGGTCATGCGTAAATTCCAGCGCCGCCTAGAGTTCCTCGAGCTGATGAATCGTTCAGAAGCCCAACTATCTGGCGAGCAGTAGATTCAGGATCGATAGCCCCATTGACTGTAATGCTGGTCGTTCTGCCTTGAGCAAAGGCTCTTAGGCGAGCGTCCGAATCCATGATTTCAGGTGAAAGGGATAATGCTGAGGTACTAGATGGAGTGCTAAATGAAGCGTTTGTAAATGTGCCTCCGCCGGATGGTGAGGATGCTCCAAAGAAATTACCTACGGCGCTGCCTGCGCTTTTGATAGCATCAATGATCCCTTTAATGGTGTTGTAAATCTTGGTTATCTTATCAACGAATGATGCAAAGGTGCTGATAAGCCCAGCGACAATCTTGCCTAGAACTGTGAAGGCTCCACCTAGGATTTCACCTAAAACTGGAGCCAAGGTATTGCGAGTAAAACTAGCAATGTTTTTAATAAGATTATAAAAAGGCTGCAACTCATCATTGTTCTCAGCTAGTGAGTTCCTAACTGAATTAAAAGCGTTTCGCAATCCATCTATAATCGGCCCAAATACTTTTATCGTAGGCTGCAATTTATCGCCGATATTGCTAGTAAATGCTTCAATGGCAGGAACTACTCGATTTACAATTAGTTCAACCAAAGGCGTAATGGCAGTAAGGATAAACGCGCCTACTGTTTCTTTGCCTTCATCAAAGGCTATCTGAAGTCTAGTTAACTTGCCTTGAAATGTGTCTGCCTTCGCTGAAGCCTGATTCTCAAAGGTATCCGCTAACTTGGCAGTAATAGCATCCATGTCCATGGTCTTGAGTTGAGCGGCTGTAAGGCCAATACCCAACTTAGCAAGCGATGCTGTCTGACCTTCTGCTGCCTTAGCTAAAGCGTTGGTTACAGTCTCTAGGGATTTACCCGATCCTGCTGCAACATCGATGGCTACCGCTTGTAGCTTCTGTGCCTTGTTCAAATCTCCGGTGGCTCGAGACAACCTTTCCAGCGATGGACGAAGCTCATCATCGGTGATGCCTACGGCTAGTGAAGTCTTGGTTATGTAATCTTCTGTGGCTGATATCTGGGCTTCTGTAGCACCTGTAACGTTCTTAAGGGTAAGGGCTAACTTGGTCTGCGCTGCTGCGTCCTCTATGGCTGATTTAACGCCATCAATAGCTAACTTGCCTGCATAGGCTACGGCTGCGGCTCCTGCGGCTGCAAAGGCTAGCCCGGCCTTCTTGCCAAACTCTGAGACCTTATCGCCAAAGGTAGAAACGTCTTTATCGGCTGTCTTAAGATTCTTTGTGAAGTTATCAACATCAGCAAGGAGCTTAAGCGTTAACGCTCTAGTACCTGTAGCCATTAGCCCCACTCCTTCAATACCTTGGTAAATGATTCAGTCCATCTAGCAACTATCTCAGGTTGAATCCTGCGAAGCGTTGGATAGATAAACCAACCCTTAGAGCCTCGACCTTGACGGCCTGACCACACCGGGAACTGCTTAAACTTATTAGATCCGAATTCTGAACCGCCCCAGATATCTCTAGTGGTTGCCCCACCTGAGAACTTCTGAGAAGCAAAGCCATAAGTAATCTCGCCTATGCGGCTGGACTTCTTAACCCTAGAACCATCTGCGATACGTCCCGCTACTTTGCTACTTTGTAGTGACCTAGCGGTTTGGATAACTTCAGCTCTAGCGAATTCAGCCAAAGCGCCTGATTGACGCTTGGCCTCATCGTTAGCTTCTTCACCCATATTCTTAAGCGCCTTAAATACTTGGCGCAGTTCAGTCTGGTCAAGTGCTACGAGTTCACTTGCCATTTCTCTGCTCCAGTATCTCTATAGCTGTAAGAATATCCTCGGCAGTTTGCCATTGATCCATAGGGATTTGTGTGGCTATTGCCAGTTCAATTAAGAGTCGGCTTACGCTTCCTCTTGGATGACTTTTGGGTCTCCTTCACCTACTTCAACGTCTGCGACTGACTCCATCCAGACCTCAAGTGTCTTGGTTGGCTTGCCGCCTGCATCACGCTTCATGGCGCTGTGAGCGACATAAAGAATGTCCCACATTCCGCCGAACTGGGAGATAACCTTTTTAGTTGTCATTTCCCAGCGGGCGTAATCTGGCGGACGAACCATGTAAGTGGTTTCGGATCCATCTGTATATTTAATTGTTATTTGCTGTTGCATTGTTTGCTCCCGTTTCTATTGTTTAGCTGAATGTCTCTGTAACTGCGCCGTTTGACACAAGGAAAGTATAGGAGACTGTCTGTGCATCCATGCCTGACCCGCCGACTGTTGGGTAAGAAGGCTTAATAGGGAATGAGAAAACTGCACCTGTAGCAGCTGTGAGGCTGATGGTGATATCTGTGTCCGGTGCTGAATCGCAGGCTGTCCAGAGTGCCTCGCATACGGAGTTAGCCTTGCCCCAGTCTGCAAGCATGTCGAGCTGGAATGTTGCTGTGACGTTAGTGGTCTTGTAAGCCTCGCCATCAAGTGTTTGATAGGTCTGACGATCTAGAACCTTTGTCAATACTGCGTTGGTTGCCTGTGCCTCGATATCTGTTCCACCTGTGAAAGATAGAGAAATATCGCGACCTGTGATTACTGTGGTTGCCATTATTTATCCTTTAGTTTGTTTGTGTATAGTAGGTAGAAACTCTGATATCAGCCACCAAAACATTGGAAGGGCCAACTTGAGTTACCGTTGGTTTTTCAACCGCTCCGACAATGTACCCAGTTGGGATCACTTTCAGAACACTTATTACGAGCTGCTCGAGATTGTCGAGCGATGCAGGGTTGCTGTTATAGGCAACTGCTACTGAGATGACTAGGTTAATTCTTGTTCGAAGTTGAGCATTACCTAGAGTCTCTATGTCGAGATAAGGCGAGTCTGGCACCATAACGACAAAAGGCACCATAGGAGCTTCGGGAACATAGGCATAGACATTGCCTGCAACGCTAGCGAAGGCTGTAGCTAGTGGCTGACGAACGGTGTCGAGAATCGTAGAAGCAGGCATTATTGCACCATTGAATCGGTGTCGATAAACGCTCCGAGAAGTCCTGACACTCGATTAAAGAGGCTACGGCCTAAGCGGTATGGGCTTACTTGAGTAAAGTCGATTCCCTCGATCTGTCCACCTGGGGCGATGCGGGATTGGAATACTTCTACTGAAACGGCTAGGACTGCTGACTCTACCGCGCTGTTGCCTACATAAGTAGAAGCGCCGGATAATGTGGCTAGTCCTGATGGGATTACCTTGCGCTGAATAATATCGGCGTTGGTAATGGCTACTGTAAAATAACCTGTAAATTCTGAATAGATTGCATCTACGAAAATGCGGGAATCTGATCTAACTACGAATCCTTCTGCGTTGATATTGCTAGATTCTAGGATTGTAAAGGTTCCGTTGAATGGGGAGCCGCATCCTGTGATGACTACGCTCTGACCCTCTGAAAAATTATTATCGCCAAGTACGCGATATGTCGCAATATTGCTTTCAAGCTCTACTGATGCGATTGGTGATGCGTACTTAACCAGCATAGGCAAAATTACCGCCTCAGCCGTATCTATCACATCGGTTAGATATGCGTCATTGTAAAGGGATGTAGAGACGCCAAGGATTGACCTTAGTTCTGCAACTGTAACTATTGAAGCCATCTCTACATCCTCTCTATTAAACGACTGGGGGAGCCACCGGGAGCAGCAGCCCCCCCATGATTAGTGTTTGGTTATGCAACCATGAATCGGTAAGCGCCTGCGCCGAGCTTTGTAGCAACTGCGCCGTAGCCGTAGTAACCGACCTGAACCTGACCTGTTGAGATGAGGTTTGTCTGGAGTGATAGACGTGGTGATTCGTACCATGTGTAAGCCTGTGGATTGATTACGATCATGGTGTTATCGCCAAGGCCTGAGCCGTCTGTCAAAGCACGAGAAACGCGAAGGTTGAGACCTAGGAGGTTACCGCGAACTGCTGTTGCTGTAAGTGTTCCGCCTGCGTTCTGTGGGTTGATTGTTTGCTGGAAGATTGGACGATTTGAAGAATCTACCAAGCCCATCAAAGCGCCCCATTGTTCTGGAGAAACTACGATGTTCTCTGCAAAGCCAAGGGTTCCCTTGTAGATAGAAACTGCTGCATCTGACACGAAGTCTGCTGCAAGTGCGCCTGTTGTAATTGCTGCGCGGTTTCCGCCGTCTGTTCCGCCGTTGATTAGTGCGGTTCCGACTGCTGTGTCTGTTGCCTTAGCGTACGCGAACTCCATTTGACGAACGAGCTCTGCGAAGAACGCCGGCGAACTGCGATCCAGGAGTTCGAGTGAAAAGGTCTGTTGCCCGATGAACTTCTGGACATTCACTGTTACGAACGCTGCGTTCTGGTCTGTCTCTGATGGTGTTCCGCCTTCAGATGCAACTGCAACTGTTGGAGCAACTGTGATCTTAGGGATTTCGAAAGTCATACCTGCATCTGGCAATGCGCCTGATGAGATTGAGTCAATGAATGGACGATCTGCGTTTGAGATGCCATTGATAACTTCTGTTAGTTGACGTGTTGGAACGAGTCCAGCGTTATCTGTTGTGTCTGCTGCTGCTGCAACATACATCTTTGATTGGTCGTTGCCAAGTGAGGCGCGGACTGAGTGCTCGAGATAAGAAGCCTTATCAACGATTGGATTACGAACTGTAGTTGAAATGTAAGGTGCTGTTGCAGCCTTAACTTCAACCTTTGCAGCCTCTACCGTTTCTGCGGCAGGAGCAACTTCTGGAACGGTAGTGTCTGACACTTGTTCTCCTTCATTGGTTGATTGTGTTTCTTCCTGAGTTGTCTCAGAAACTTCGTTTTCTACTGCCGCTACTTTCGCGACCTCAGCGCCGGGAATAGCGCCGTCTGTGACGAGGCTAACCTCGATTAGCTTGGATGAACTGATGGCCATAACGCCATCCTTGTTATCCCAATCTTCGACATCTACGCCAACGCTGAAATCTGAGCGAAGGCCAGTTGCGGCTTCTTCAAGAGCATCGTTTCCGGCTGTTGTCTTTGCAATCTTGAATTCTGCTGTGATGCCAGTTGCATCTTCTGAAAATGAAACCATTTTTCCAAGTGGACGAGTTACGTCATGCTGTAGAACTAGCTTGATGTTCTTTGCCATGGTGATTGAATCAGACTTAAACATAGTGCGGCCTGCTGATGTATTGCCTTCAGCGTTCCATGTCACGATGCGGCCTGCGATGATGCGAGATTCTGCATCCGCCGCTGTAATGGCGTATGGCATTGTTATCTTCATCGGGTCTCCTTGTTATCGATTAGATCTTCTTCTTCTCGAATCTGCTCGACACTCATAGCGCCGATGCGATTAAGAATTTCATATACTTGAGCGCGCTGTAGCGCATCTGAGCGAAGGAATTCATCTAGTGAGAAGCGAATCTCTCCAGTTGATGGGCAGAAATCCGGCATAGATAAACGCTGTTCAATAGCGGCAAGAATTGGCTTCATTGAGAAGTCAATAAGCGAGCGGCGCTCTGATACTGAGTTGCTATATGTCATGCTGGTAGTTTCAGCACTTACAAAGTAGGCAGGAAGGTTGCAGGCGCGAGCCAATTCCAACGCGACATACTGACGAGCCTCGTTCAGCTGCAATTTGGCTGGATCGATGCCCAACGCCTGCAATTCAACATCTGCATTAAGAAACGCAGTAGATTTCGTAAGGCGAGCAGTTCTCCAAGATTCGAGAAGCTTTGAGATTCGCTCTGCTGGAAGATTTGTGCCATTGGACTTGAGAACTTGTAGCGGAACTGGCTCTTTAGCAAAAGTTTCTGCGGCTTGCTCTAATGCGTGAGCTGCGCGAATTGTGCGTCCTGCGCGATTAAGTAATCCTTCATCAAGGCCGTAGAACACTACTAGCGAACCGACTCCCTGATTAGGAACTACTGAACCATCTACTTGATAGCCGACAATTTCTGTGTCGTTATGATTTAATTTTACTGTTACGCGATCTGGTGCAACGCGAGTCCATGCGCGTACACGACCTGTATCTCCGTATTGCTCCATGACCTGTCCATAGCCAACGCCATGAAAAAGCAAATCTTCTGCGAGCCATGCGTAGATAGCAGAGCCGGGAACGCGTGGGTCTGGCTGGTTGATAACTGCCGGTGTCCCCATGTGTGATCCATCAACCTTTGAGTATTGCTCTAAAGGCAAGGCTGCAAGAGTTGAGCAGATAATATTTCTAGCGCGGGCAATAGTTGGAACTGCCATCGCTTGCTGACGAGAAGCTACTGACTGGGTAAATACGAAAGGATTAAAAGAAGCTGTGTTGTTAAAAGGCGCTGGCGCTGAAGCCGCATCGACTGTAATCTCGACTGCTGGCTTAGAAGATGTGAAGATGTCCCGGATTCCCATTGGACATATTATACGCTATTGCCTAGACATTACCCTATCTGAATGTCAACCTCTGACTCAGCGCGTGTCGCAAAGTGAGTGACCATCGCTGAAGCAACTGCACCGCAGACAATTCCAGAAGCTTTACGCCCCATCACCCAACCGCCATCACCTCGAGTTAACTTAACGGCGCTGAGAACTTGCTTTGTTAATTCCTCTTGATCTGAATGAGCAAGGCGAAGGCTAGAAACTGCTGAAACGAATTCATCGCAGCTCTGTTGATATTCCTGACCTGTAATTTCATGAATAGGGATTCCGGCAGGCGCTAGACGCGCTGCAACTGCTGAGGCTGTCGATTTGCTATAGGCAACGGCATTAACTGGGAACTTGCGAACCCAATAAGCAATATCGTTAGCCATTTCTTTATCATCGAGGTTAACTGGATTAAACCAAGTGTGAAGAAGGC